CGCCTGAGTGTGATACGACAAGATATCCTGCGTTTCTTTCTGTTTTTTCTTCATTTTTACTGTCCACGAAACCGGGAAGGGCACAATCGATATTCATAGCGATAAGTCCCTGTACTTCGTCACTGACCATCTGCCCGTCAATCTGCTGCTGAATGGCCGCCTGGGTCTCCGGCATTGCCATCACGGCGTCCACTTGCTTTTGCACCTCGTTCTCCACCTGCGTATCGATCTGCTGCTGCACCTCCGGCGAGACCATCGCTGTGTCCGTCACCGTTTTCAGCAGGGCTTCTCTTTCCGAAGCAGCAAGCGCCGCGGCGGCGCCCCTTTTTTCCTCTTCCGTCATATTTTCTGCGCCGGGTTGGGTGCACACATTCTCGTAGGCAGCCGAAAAGATCTGTTCCTCCGTGATGCTTGCCTTTACCTGTTCACGTATGGCGGCGGTCACGCCGTCCCGAATCGGCTGTTCCTGTTTGCGCACCTCTGCTTCCGCCTGTGCGCGGGCGGCCCGAGTTGCCTGCTGCTCCACTTGTACCTGTACAGCAGCTATCACTTCTGCCGTCACTTTTGCGCGGGCCTCTTCCGTTGCGGCTTTCAGCGCCGCGCCGCCGATTTGCTGCTGTACATCCGCCAAAACGGCGGCATAGTTTTCGCGCGTCATTGGGGTATAGCTGAGACTGGTCCGCGTCAGTAGGTTCTCCAGCTGCGTGTTGGCCGCAGAAAGGAGCGAATCGAAAATCGTGCCCGCGCCGCTTTGCAGCGCCGCGCTCTGTCCCGCCAGCAGCGACAGGCCGCTGGACAGCTCGCTTGTTGCGCCCGCAAGCCCGGCCGCTCCGCCGCTTAGTGTGTTTGCGCCTGCCACAAGGCTGGCAGCACCTGAGGCGACGGCTGCCGCGCCGCTGTTCAGTTCCTGCGCTCCGGCTGCCAGCTCTTTCGCACCATCGTCCAGCTGCTGCGCGCCGTCCTGCAAGTCGTCGATCTGCCCGTCCAGCTCACTGGTGTCCGGCTTTTCCATATGAATCGCCAAGGGGACGGCATTCAAGGAAATACCCTCCATAGAGAAATCCGTCACATCCGTCTCGATGGTGAAAGAAAGATCCTGCCCCGGCAGCTTCATATAGCTCAGTTGCTTGTCAGCGCCCACATTTGCCTCTGTCGCGCCTTCGGTCTGGATATTGCGGCACTTCACGGTGTCCAGCAGCACTGTGGCCTGGACCATGTAGGCCTCATAGAAATCGCCGTCCGTCAATTTGTTTTTCGTGACGGATCCGCTGATTACCAAATGTCCGTTGGCCCCGGCAAGCTCATCGGCTGCGACGTTTTTTCCATCCAGCATATAGGTAACAGAGATATTCCAAGGAAGCTGCGCATCCTTCAGGTTCCCTTGATAATAGAACGTACCAGCCTCCGCGGACACTGTGACAGAGTCCCCATCCAGTGAAATGTCCGCTTCACTCGTCAGATTGCGCACCGAGGAATAGGCGCCGTAGTCCCGTATCTCCGTCTTGCCGTCCAGGGCAAACATATTGACAATATATATGTCTGCCACACTGCCGTCTCCGGCGAGGCTCACATATACGTTTTCTTCTTTTTCGGTATTTGCCGTTTCCGCATAAACAGGAGCCATACAGGCTGCGGCTAAACATAGTGCGGCCGTCAATGCCGCCGCGCGTTGAATGAGGCGTTTCATAATGGAATGTCCTCCTTTAATAATTCTTTTCAAAACGCAGTCCCAGGCTTGTTTTCTGCACAAGTCCGTCGAACAGGCACAGGCAGGTGGGAAGCACGAACAAAACCATGCAGCATGACAGCACTGCGCCGCGGCCCACCAGATACCCAAGCTGGCTGATGACCCCGTTTGTGGACAGCGCACCCAGCATACTGCCGGCAATGCACAGAATGCTTCCGCTGGTCAGAATAGAGACGACTGTTTCGCGCACAGTGATACGCGCCGCATGCCAACGGGAATTTTCGCGCCGGTTTTCCAGGTATTTGTTGGTGAACAGGATGGCGTGATCTACCGTAGCGCCAAGCTGTACCGTATTGATGATCAGGTATGCGATATAATTCAGCCGTTCTCCCGTTAAGTATGGCACCGCAAGGTTCATCCAGATGGCGCTTTCAATGACGAATACAAGGATCGCGGGCAGCGAGAGCGACTTGAACGTGATGAGCAGGATGAGGAAGATCGCTCCCACAGCGATACCGTTCACTACGATATCGTCCTCTGTCACGGTGTCCCGCATATCCAGCGTGTTGACGGCTTCTCCCGCTATCAAATAGGCGTCCGGGTAATACTCCTGCGCAGTTTCCCGCAGCTGTGTGGCAACCGCGAAAGGGATCTCCCCGTCCACGCCTACGCTGGTGCTGATGACCATGCGCGTATAATGCTCGCTGATCAGCAGCTCCCGCTGCGTCTTTGGCACATATTCCTCCGGGATACTGCTGCCCACAGTATCTGTATAGCTGAGCACCTCCGTTACCTCGGGAATGGTCTTGAAAGCGTCGGAGAGCGCCTTTTCGCGGGCTGTGTCCCCCCTGGGAACCATACAGACGATCTGGTTGGAACGGCCAAATTCCTCGTTGATGCGGATGGCGTCCGCGCCGATCTGAGTGGAGGCATCCCCGTATATCTCGCTGGAGCCATAAGCAAAGTCGATCCTGTCTTTGGCGACAAAGGAAGGCACCGCCAGCAGAATAAACAGGATAAGCACCGGGACCTTCACCTTCATCACGAAGTAAGAAAATCCGCGGAACGTCGGCATGAAGCTGCGATGCTACGTTTTGTCAATCAGCTTATAACACAGTACCGCCAGACATGGCAGAAAGACCAGCACGCACAGCAGCGAGAACACGATAGCCTTCGCCATGACAACGCCCATATCCGGCCCGATGCGGAAACGCATCAGGATCAGAGCGGCAAAACCGATCACGGTGGTGAGTGCGCTGGAGGTCACGGAAGAAAAGCTGTCCTTTACCGCGTGAGACATGGCATCCTGTACATCCATCCCGCTCGCCCGGAAACGGGAAAAGCTGTGCAGCAGAAAAATCGAATAGTCCATGCTGACGGCGAGCTGCAGCACGCTGCCCGCTGCATTCGTCACAAAGCTGATGGTCCCGAATGCAAGATTCGTGCCCATGTTCAGAACGATAGCCACACCGATGGTTGCCATGAAAAGCACCGGTTCAAACCAGCTCGTGGTGGTGAGCAGCAAAATCAGGAATACCAGTGGAAGCGCAATGGCCATAACCATCTTTAGCTCGCGGGTCGTAGATTCTGTGGCCATCCCCGTATTCACCGCCTCCCCGCTCATGGCGGCGTCCTCACCAACCACAGCGCGGATATCCATTAAATGACTGTACAAGTCATCCTCATCCACATAGCAGGTGAACAGCACGTTTCCCTCCTTGTACCAGCTTTCCACTGTGACGCCATCCAGCGTCTCCAGCGGCGCGTAAACATTGGCGTAATCATCCAGCCACATCACCTCCGACACGCCCGGCACCTGCTGGAGCTGTTTCTTCAGCGCCAGCGCCTCCGGAATCGCCGCATCCTCGATCATAATGCGGCAGTTGGCAGTTTTGGCGCTGTATTCCTCCTCCATTACATCCAGGGCAATGGTGGACGGCGCGTCCTTGGGCAGATAATGCATCATATTATAGTCTACCTTTACTTTGCGGCTGAGCAGTGCACACAAAACCGCCAGCACCGCAAACAGGGCAACGATGCCTTTTTTATGCTGGAGCATTTTCTGGGCTATTTTGTTCATCCAACCAAACTCCTCAGTCTTTTCATTTTTGTGTATATGTTGACTTTTGTTTCTGAATTGATTATAGTGGAATCAGATAATAAAATGCAATCAGCAGATTCCCGCTGATCTATGCAACTTTGTATAAATTCAACGGATATTGTACAGTTTTAAAAATATTTTGCAGTCAACTCAATTGGCCGCAGTGGAGGTTCCATAAATGGCGAAAGCAGAATACAAAAGCGCAATTCGTTCACGCAGGATGATCCAGCGCGCGCTGGTCGAACTGCTGCAGGAAAAGGAGCTTGATAAGATCACCGTTACGGACATCGTGACGCGCGCCGACATCAACCGCGGTACTTTTTATGCGCACTATGCAGACATTTCGGGCGTGCTTGACAGTATTATGGAAAATGTCTGCCAGACCATCCGGGAAGCGCTGGAAAAACAACCGCTTTGGGCAAAAGCTCCAGATGCACGCATTGTGCTGCAGCACTTGCAGCGCATGCTGGAAAGCGACCCGGAATTTTATCGAAATGCCATCCGCACCAATGTTTCCAACATCGTATTGGAAAAGCTGCGGGAATTCTTTATTGAACAGATGATGCAGCGCGAAAGCGGCTATGCTGTCCGCAACCATGAACAATATGTGTTTACCGTCCGGTTTGGTTCCGGCGGCGTTATCACTTTATATAAGGACTGGTTTTCCGGCAACCTGCCTTTTTCGCTGGACGAGCTGACCGAAAAGGCGGCGCAGGCCATCAACACAATGCTTGCGGGTTTGTAAGTTGTGTTTTTATATGCAAAAAGGCGCAGCATTCGGCTGCGCCTCAACATAAATGATAGATACAGTCTATATGGAAAACTAAATGTCGTTCATGTTTCACAAACGGGCCTATAAGAAAATGAACCCACTTACTGCAAACACCAAGCTTTCTATTAACAAAAAAACGCCAGAATCATACGATTCCGACGGTTTTAGCCCGAGTGTAATTATAGGATTCAGGAAAGTAGCTAAAGTGATTAAACATCAATTCCAATTACGTATATTGGAACTTGTATTGCGCTTTTGAAATAGGGCAGGTATTTTTCAACCTTTTCAAAATTAAGAGATCCCTCCCAGTTATGGCCATATTGGTTGGTCAAAAATTTTTGCATGGCTTTTGTAGTTGTGATATAAACACCGAAATCAATAAGATCCAAATTTGAATAGGATGCCATCTGGAACTTTAGCAAGTCAGTTCCCAAAAACGAAGCATGTCCAAATTGGACCTCAACAGCTATCCGTTTTTTTGAAAATCGAATTTGCTGTATGCTTTCATATCCGGAGATACGCGTGGTTGCCCCTCCCAGCCTTTTTCCAAAAACAAATCATTTAGAATTTTAATAAATTCTTTACGATTTAGTTTGGAAAAATCAACACACGCTGCATATAAAATTGTTCAATTTCTGCTTTCTGGGCAAGACGGCTGTTAAAGAGTTCCTCTGAAAAGCGGAAAGAATACTTTTTAAGGCGTACAGCCATGCAATATCAGTTCCAATCACAGTAACAGTATAATTGAAGTATATCATAACGCGACAAAAAAGACCAGACAGCACAACAAATGTAAATAAAAAAGCGGGTAAGCCCCATAAGGACTTACCCGTGGTCCGAGTGGCGAGAGTCGAACTCGATTAAAACCTAGTAATAATGCGGGTTTGTGCGTTTGGTCCGCATTTAGTCCGCAGTTTTCGTTGATTTTTTCTTATTTCAAGACAAAAAAACAGGCGGCCAGAAAAATATCTGGCCGCCATTTTTTGTGCTTATTACTCTACCCGAAACCGCCGCGTGATAACCATTTCCTGCGTGGTAAGTTCCCCTTTTATCTCGTCCACGCTGTCTTGAATCTTGTCGATTTTCTGCTCCATACGGTCCATTTTTTCAGCAAGCTGCTTATGTCCATCCGCAATCTGGCGAATCTCTTTTTTCACATCGCTTTCGATATACGCCATTATGCGGTTTTCCGAAGCCGATACCGCCCCGTTGATAAGCTCTGAAATCGCCTGCAAGTCCTCTTTCGTCAGCATCATATCACCCTCCGTTTCATCGCACCCATAGTATACCACGCCGGGCAGGCTTGTTCAAGATTAGTCTGCCCTTCCAATCACATAAAAAACGCCAGCCGGGAAACGCCTTATTCATATGGGTTCTTTGCTGTACTTGCCAACTCAAACAGTACCGCTTTTTGTGCCCGGTTCAGTCCTGTACTGTCCAGATAGGTCCGCAGCTCGTCCTTGTTCAATGTACCGCTGTTATTGGTATCCGCATACCGCAGCATTTCCGCATATATACGGCCAAGCCCGTATTCCTCGGCTTTTTCGTATTTCATCCGTTGCCCGCTGCCCGCATACGCATACCAAAGCGCAGCCTGCTGTCCTGCGTCAAGGCCCTGGCTATCCATTGCGGCATACAGTTCATCCGTAGAAACGCTTCCGTTTTTGTCCGCGTCCAGCATGGGTAGCATCAAAATATACTGCTCTCCGGCGCCCACTGCCTGTGCCGCTTTGTATTTTGCCTTGGCTTCGTCAGAGGCATAAACCTGCCACACCGCCGCCTTCTGCTCCGGCGTCAGCCCGTGGCCTTCCAGTCCCTGCGTCACCTCTCCGGCCGAAAGCGTGCCGTTTCCGTCAGCGTCCATCGCGTCCATCATGGCCCTGAACTTTTCGCCCTCAACGCCTGCGCCCGTGGCCGCGCGGTATGCTTCCGTATACTTTGCGCTTTTGGCCCGGAATCCGCTGTCAACATAGTCCTGCGCCATCGGCAGGCTGTACGGCCCGAACAGCGCCGCCTGTGCGTATGTTCCCAGCGTCGGATTCTCCACCGGGAACTTCATTGTTTCCCTTCCCTGGCTGTCGTATCCGAACTGTCCGCCATTCGCCACAGTGGTGATGCCCTCAAAGGCTTTTTTCAGTTGGCCGCCACCCAACGGGGGAAGGATATAAAACGCGGGTTTTGCCAACTCCTTTCCGATGCCTTGCAGCGCGCGTCCGGCGTCTTTTTCGCCGCTCGCCAAGCCCACAGCATTGGAAACCAGATTCCCCATGTCCGGCAGCGCGCTGCTGATGGGCACCCTGCCGCCCCCTAATACACCGCCCACAAAAGGCAGCTCCTGCGCCACATTTTCCGCCAGTGAAGCCGTTGCCTGTACCGCGCCCTTGCGCTGTGTGGTAAAATCCACACCTTCGCCGCTTATAAGCTGCTGCGCTGCGTCCACCGTATTCGGCAGCTGATATCCTGTATAGTCTCCAATGGCTTCGTTCGCAATGCCCAAGAAGTCAAGCGCCGGGCGCCGTCCCACCAGCTTTTCATACAGGTCATTGAACAAATACGCCCCGATCGTGTACTTCATCAGCCCGGCAACAAGCGCGGCCATGCCTTTTTCTTTCAGGTCGTCCGGCAGGTCCTTGAACAGGTGGCGCAATTGGTTGTTTACTTCAACCTGATACATCGTCAGCAGCCGTGTCAGCGGGTTTTTGCGTTCAAACACGGTCGGCAGCGCGCCTTTGCTCCGGTCCGCCATCAAACTTGCCGCGTATCGGTCCGCCTCCTGCATGGCGCTGGATGCATCCATTCCCGCCTTGATGTTGTCGTAGTATTTTGCGCGTGTCACGACATTGCTTGTGAAGTCGTCGATATACGCCATCGGCTTCGTAAGGGTCTCGCTCAGCTTCTGCAGCTTTGTCATGCTCAACGGGCTGCTTCCCCGCCGGTTCGTCAAAAACACGCTTGTGTCGGCAAACCCGTCGTCCTTGTAGTAGGCTTTTGCTGTCTCCCGTGCAGCGCGCACAAGGCTTCCCGTGCTGCATTCGGCGCTTGCCTGGGTGATCGGGATAAAGTTCGTCAGCCAGCTGCCCGGATTGACGGCCACCATGTTTGCCGCAACGCGGTTTTCCAGGTTGGACATCATCTGGTAAATGCCCCGTCCCGCGTCCGCCTCGACGCCCCGGTCGTGGATGCTCTTTTTCCCGGCCAGCTTATTCGTGTATTCGTTCAGCTCCTGCACAAAATGGCTCAAATGCGATTTGCCTTTGCTGTACAGTTCCGCTACGCGCGATTCCCGCTGTTCTTCCGTCAGGCTTTCGTCCGCGCGGATGTCCTGCACCTCCTGCTTGATGCCCTTTTCGCTGTTTTTGAAGCGCACAGCGTCCTCCAGTGCGCGCAGCCGCTGGATGTCCTCTGTGTGAAAAATCACGTCTGCGGCGGTTTCGATGTAACGGTCAAACCCTTTTAGCGCGTCGTAGGTTGTTTCAAATCCCGTGCGCTGCTTTGCGTTCGGGTTGTATTTCCGGCCCGGGCGGAAAGTATACGTAAGCCCGGCAATGTCGGTCGGCAGTTCGTCCTTGCGCGTGTTCCAGCCCAGTTTTTCGGCTATTCTGTTCAGCAGGCCGTCCGGTTGGCTGTCCGTAAAATGTGGGAAGTAACCGCTTCTGTACTCAACAGGCGCATATCCGTTCCGCATATACGCCTCGTTCATCTGCTCAAAAATGGCGTCATATTCCTTGCGGAACAGCTCCAGCCCGCGGTCGATCTTGTCCATGTCCAGCTGGCTGCCGTATTTCTTCCGCATTTCCTCCGCCGTTCGGCTCAAAAGCTCAAGCTCCGCTTCGCTGCGCTTGTTTCCCATCGCCGCAGCCGCCTCCGCGCCCTGCAACTCGCCGTATACCTGCAAATATTCGCTTTCGGCCTGTGTCAGGTTCAGCGCAGCAATTCTTGCCCTCTGCTCGTTTTTCCAGCGCGTGGCCTTCGCCTCGTTCGCGTGCACGGGCGTGAAATACTTCTCCGTCAGCGCCCGCGCCTCCGTGCGATCCGGCACAATGTCCCGCATGTTGCGTTCCATCGTTTCAGTGCTGTAAAAAAGCCCTCCCGGCTTGTCCTTCCAGGCGTCGCTTTTGGCAATGTCCTGTGCCGCCTCGCTCGCAAGTCCCGCGCGCCGTTGCGCGTTGTATTCCTTCACAGGCGCAAGGCTGTCCTGCACGGCTTTCTTTGCGGCATATACACGCAGAATACCGCCTCGGTTTTCTCCCTTTACGTCCTCCGGGTCGATATCGCCGCGCAGCAGCTTGTCCACCGTCCGGCTGTCCTGCTCTGTTAAAAGCTCGTTTGCAGTGATCTTATCAGCCTGGCGGCGCAGCCGTTTGGCCGTTTCATACGCGGCCTTCAGCGCATCGGTGCTCACGGGTGCCGGCACGCTCGTTTTTTGTTCCCGTGTCTGCCGCTGCGCCGCCTGGTCCGCTTCATACCGCTGCACGCCTTTTACATCCCGTGTCAGCTGCTCCACGGCGTCGTCAAAACCGTTTCGTGCATAGGCCTTAAAATCGGCGGCATCGTCCCCATAATAAGCGTCCAGTTCAACGCCCGTTTTCCGAATGCTGCGCGCCACTTCACCAATGCGCTCCAGCTGGTCCAGCGGTGCGGAGAGCTCTGCGTCAAACAATTCAGGATACCTTTCGGCAAGCTCCGCGTATTTCACGTCGATAGGCGTGCCGCCTTCGTTCGTCAGCTTCAAGTCTCCAAAATACTGCGTCCGCATGTCTTTGTATTCCCGGCTGCTTCGGCTCTCGCTGTCCAGCGTCAGTGCATTGCCCCGCAGCTCGTCTTTCAGCTCCTTGTACTGGTTGTAGTATTCGTCCATCACCATAATGCCGCGGTCATACGCCGCATTGAACACCTCCGAAGCCGTGGCTTCGCTTACCCTGCCGTTTTGCTTAATCTCCGCGGCCATAGCGTCCGCCAGCGGTTTCAGGTATTCGCGCCGCGCGCCCTTCGGCACGCTCAATGCATCGCCTACGCGGTCCACAAATGCGTTTTCCCGCCTGTTTTGGATGCGCTTTGATTTTTCGTTGCCTGCGGCAGTGCCGGGTTTTTCCGCGTTTGCATTCAACTGCAAACCGTCCCCCGGCGCCGCTGTCGTGTCCGGCTTTCCCTTCATGGGCGGAAGTATAACGCCGGGCGTATCGGCTTCTGCGTTCCACCAGGCGCCGCTTTGGGCCGTGTCTCCCGCCACAGGCGGCAGAAAACGCCCGCTGTCTGTTGCATTTTCGCCGGATTGTGGTACAATATTATCAAAAGATGTGGTCGCGCCACCGATTGAAGCGGGTTCGCCTGTGACGGAATCGGTCTTGATGGCGTTGGCCGCATCTTTTTTTTGATAAATAATATTTCCGTTCTGATCCACGACCTCATGCAAATAATATCTATTGTTCTCGGTGCTTTTAGTCACTACGGCGGCAATATAATTTGTGTCGGCTCCTACTTTCACAGGGGCAGCGAAAACCAGCGTATCATAGCCTCTTCCCTTCCAGTTCTGCTGTGTGTCGATCTGCCGCCCCTGCGCGATTACCTGCGGCACAGCTGCAAAAGCTGCCGCTTTTCTCCGCCCAATGCCGTGCGCCATGCTATCCTTCACGCCCCGTTCATCCAAAACCACTTCACCAAGTCCACGCCGGAACACCTTGTTTCCCAGCGTGCGGAAGTAATCGCCCACCTGCTGCACAAGGTTCTTTTCGGTGTTTTTTGCAAACTCTTTTCCTGTGATTTCAGCTACGGGCTGCATCCCTTGTATTTCCGGGATGCTTCCGCGCAGTTTTTCCAGCAATTGCGCATTCGTGGCTTTTGCTTCCGCTTTAGAAGCTGGCATAGCCTGCTGTGCCATCGGCATCCGGATAACAGGCAAAGGGTTGGAATCCCCCTGTTTCTGCGGTATAATAGTGTTCAAAGATGTGGCAGCGTCACCGATTGAGACGGGGTTCCCGTCAACATAGTCGGTCTTGATGGCGCTTGCCGCATCTTTTTTTGCATCCTGTGCCGCTTCCGCCTCCGCCGCCCGCTGGTCGGCCCGCTGTTCCAGCATCGGCAGTGTAAAAAGCTGCTGTCCCATGCGCGCGTTCATCTGGTACAGCTCGCCCAGGTCGGCGTTTGACAGCTTCGCCCCGTCCGTTGCGCGCCGGGCAAGTTCTGCCGCCAGGCTCAGCCTGTCCTCATTGCCGTCCACGTCGCCGTCCGCCGGCGCGCGCAGCCCCTCGCTGATCACGTCGTTTGCTCCCCCCAGGGCGTTTATTTTCGCCCCGGTGCGTCTCGTCCGGATATCGCCCGGCGCGTTCATCGCCGCGCTGGTAAGCGCGCCCAGCAGCATCGAATACGCCGTATCCTGTAAGATCTCCCCGCCGCTGCGCCAGTCCTCCCGGTTCAGGTACATCTTTTCCAGCTGCGAGCCGATCAGCTCGCTCAACGCTTCCTCCAGGCCCTCACCGAAAACGTCCGCCAGCCGTTTCACGGCCCTCCGTCCCGCGCTGCTGCCCGCAACACGCTGAATGGCTTTGTCCATCCAGCCGCCGCCAAGGCCGGGAATGCCGCCCACGATTTTCTCTGTCGCGCCCTCCGTCGCGCCCGAAAGCAGGCCGTACACCAGCGCTGTGTCCTCGTCCGCGCCATAGGCCCGCGCCTGGGCCGCCGCATTTCCTGCGGCGGAGGACATGATATAAGGCAGCCCCAGCATGCCGCCCGTCACAGCATTCACGCCGATGCTTGGCAGCATATTCCCAACGCCCGCCGCAAGGTCGCCGCCCACCTTCCACAGGCCCGTGGCCCCGTATTTTTCATCCAGCCCCTGCGCATACTCCGCCGCTTTGGTGCTGCGCAAGCGGTCGGCGGCCGCGGGAAGCTGTTCCGCCACGGCTTTGTCCGCCGCCTGCGTGTCCTGGGCATACTGCGCATGCTTTCCGCCGAACACCGCCGCCCAAAAGTTCTGCATGTCCCGCAGGTTCACGCCCGTGTCCGTCACATAGCCGTTTGTAAGCTGCGCGTTTACCTGCGCGCGCGCGTTGTCCAGAATATTATTGTAGGTTCCCTCCACGCTTGTCGCTGCGCCGCCCAGGGTCTTTTCGGCAATGTATGCCGCCTTGGATTTTCCCGGGTCAATACCCGTTTCCGCCGCTTTCCGGTGCAGAACATCTCCTGCCCACTGCCCGATTTGCTGCCCGACAATCGCCGTTGGGTCCATGCCGAACTGCTGAAACTGCTGCGCGGTTCTCTGCTGTGCCTCTCTCTGCCTTTCCTTCTGCGCCATAGGCATCAGAGCAGGGCCGCCGCTTTTCACGGCGGCCCTGCTCTGTTTCTGCGCAGTTGTTTTAGGTGTACCGACCGATACACTTTTTGATGCTGGTACAACGGGAGTTCTGCGTTGCAGCTCTTTCTGATACACTTTTTCAAATTCCTGCCGGTATATCTCCTTTTCTTTTTCGCTCGCGTTCTTAAGGTTCCATTTCGTCACGGTTCATTCCTCCATGTGTTTATATATCACTGAATCGTCAAGCCCGGGAAACTCTTCGGGGACCAATTCAAAAGAGGATTTTGAGAATTTTTCGGCGCCATCTCCGTGCCCTGCGCTATACCCGTTAGCCGTTCTTCGGCCTGTTCGTCTTTAATTGCTTCATATCTGGCCCGGGCGGCTGCAGCGGCCCGAATTTGCGCGGCAGTATTATCATTCTGCTCATTGTTGGACGCAGCAGGCTGTGTTGTTAGGCTTCCTTCACTTGTGCCCCCGCCGCCGTATGCCCTATAAAGCGCCGCCGCCTGCTGCTCGGCAAGCGCCTGCTGCGCTTCCATCAGCGCCTGGTTCTGTGCCGCCTGAATCTGCGCCAGCGTCTGCGCTTTGTTTTGCTCAATCTGTGTCAATCCGCTGGTGTATGTATTGTCGTAATTCAGCAGACGGTCCAGGCTCGCCGCGGCAAGGTCTGCAAGCCGGTCCTGATAGTCCTTGTCATAGGCTGCCTTTGCCTGGTTGTATGCGTCAAGGTCGCTCGCCTTCCCCTCGGCCAGCTGCGCGGCCAGCGTGGCAAGCTGGTCGTTCCTGCTCCGGTCCAGCTCCCCGCGGGCGTTCCCGTATTCGTTCGCAAGGCCCAGCATTGTGCTTTCGCTCGCGCCGCCGCTGCGTCCCATCGCGGCCAGCTGCTGGCCCAGGTTACGGTTTTGCATCTGGTTTGCAATGTATGCCTGCTGCATGGCACGTTCGGTCGCGCTGTTCACGTCTCCCGTGGCCTTGTTGTAGCCTTCCTCTCGCAATGCCAGCGCGCTGTCGTAGCTGCCCTTGGCCGCGTCCAGAAGTGAATTGTATCCCGCAAGGGCCGCAGCCTCCTGTTTCGCCCGGGCCTCCGCCTCCGCCGCCTTCTGGCGTTCGTACTGCTGCTGCAAAATTTCCGCCTGCCGCCGCGCCGCTTCTTCTGCCGCTGCCTGCTGCTGGGCATAGAATGCATTCAGCTGCGCCGTTGGGTCGTATGTCGTTGTTGGTCTGCCGGAGTAACTGTCTTTACCGCTTGTGCCGCTTGTGCCGCTTGTGCTGTTGTTATTGGAAGTGTTCCCTATGTATTGTGGCACGCTCGGTTTCCTTCCAAATTGCGTGCCGCTCATGCCGCCGTTGTTTGCAAGCTGTTTCCGCGCCTGATCTGCTATTTCTTTGTGCGATTGATACCAGGCTTGGTCCTGCTGTGTCCTTTGCGCACCTTTTTCTGTGGCTGCCCCCCATTTATCTTTCCAATTACCTGTTCCTTTCGTGTATGCCATTTTCAAAAGCTCCTTTCCAAAACGGCCCGCCCGCATCACGCCGGGCGGGCCTGTGTTGTATTTATTCCGTTTTTCCGCCCGTCAGGCTTTCCCCCACGTCCTCCGTGCTGTTCTTCACCACAGCGAGGATTTTTTTCAAAAATCCTGGCAGGGGCGCGCCCAGCGCCGCCGCATTTTCGCAGATGCTCCCCAGCTCCGTAACGATGTACCAGCACAACACCAGCGGGCACACAAGCACCGAATATTCAAACGGCAGCTTGATTGCTGTGATATTGTTGATGATGATTCCCAGCAGGCCATCCAGCGCTGCGGCCACCACAACCACGACAAGCATGCCGCCTTTATGCCATAGCCCGGCGCGGGCCGTGGCGCTGGACCAGCCGTCCTTTTTGCTGCCTGCCACGCTCCCGGTAATCCAATCCAGCAGCATGCAGGCTGCAAAGCCGATCACCAGCCAGCCCATCCATCCAAATACAGCCGTAATAGCTCCGGCAATGCCCACCACAGCCAGCTTGATTTTGTTCAGCGTTTCCATCATACTGCACCTCCCAGCGCGGCTTTGGCCGATTCAATTCGCCGCAAATATTCGCCCGCCTGCTCGTTTGCCTTCGCCTCCCCAGCCTCTGCCCGGTCGGCGCGCTGCGTTTCTTCGGCAGCACGCTTGTCCGCTTCCTCCGCGCGGTGGGCCTCGGCATTCGCTCGGGCGTTCGCTGCTTCAAGCTGCGCTTTAAGCTCCTCTGTGCCGCCGCCCGCACCTCCCTGCGCCACGCAGGCCGCGAACGCGTCACCCGGGGAGAGCGTCACAAGCTGGCAGCGGTCGGCCAGCACCACGGCGTAACACTGCACCCCCGCCACGAAGATGCGCACCCAGCTGTATCCGCCGGAGCTGCCCACCTCGGCCTGCACCGGGTAGCACACGCCCTCGGTCAGTTTCCCGCCGTTATAGAGCTTGTCCACCGCATTCACATCGGGCGCGGTGAACACCTCGCATTTTCCGGAAAGCACTTTAAGGAATTTCATATTGTCGTCCTCGCTTTCTGTATCTGTATAAGTACCAACCGCATTCCGCACGCCTGCATAGCCTGCCGGGTCTATTGCCGTGCCGTAAGCATTACGCACTTCAAAATGCGTGTGCGCGCCGAAGCTGTACCCGGTGTTGCCCATCGTGCCAAGCGCCGTGCCAGCCTGAACCCGCTGCCCGGCCCGTACACGCAGGCTGCCCGCCGCCAAATGGCAGTAGTAATATTTGCGCCCGTCATTGCCGTCGATGCGCACATAATAGCCCCACTGCCATGTCAAGCCGCCTGCGCTCTTGGATACGATACCCGCAAACCCCACCGTGCCGCCCGCGACGGCATGCACTGTTTTATCGTCGTCCCCCACAAGGTCAATGCCGTTGTGCTCCGGCCGTGCTGCCAGCCGAAAGCCGGAGGTTACACGGTTGCGCCCCTTAAAAATCATCATGCGCTTTCCGCCTCCCCGGTGATTTCTTTGTACTGTGCCTCCGTGATAACTCCTTTAAGGACGGCCTGCCGCACCTGCGCGGCGCTCCACAGGCCCATGGCGCACCACTTTTTGATACTCTCAAACATTGGTTACACCTCCTCATAGGTCTGCGCGAAAATCTCCGGCTTGCAGGGATATTGTTCACCTGAAATTCCCGTGATAATGTAATCCCCCGCTGAGGCGTGCATAACACCTTCCAGCGTATAGATGTCCATATCCTCGCTGGTTTGATATGCCTCTACCACTACAGGCTTTTTGCGATATTGAGCCATATCTACACCTCCAGCATCGTGTCTGTCATCATGGCCGTGTAGGTAATCTGCGCCTCCACACGGTCAAGCTGTGTCGGCTCCGGCGCGGGCCGCGCAGCAATCTCTGCCGCCTTCTCCACCTCTGTGCGCTCTACGGGGGCACCGTCTACAAGCTTGTAGTTCGCGCAGCCTTGCGCGTCAAACAATCCGAGCGGGAACAGCGCTTGCTCCGCAGCTTCCATGTTGTCAAATTCTCCGCATGCAAACCAGTTGGGCAGGTCTGCGATCTCGTCCTCCGGCCGCAGGCAGTTGATCCGCTCTTGGTCTCCGGCCAAACTGAAATAGTAAACCATGTTGAATCCTCCTTAGCTGTCAAGTCTTTTCCATGCGCTGAAAGTTGTCGTGCCGTAGCGGTAGTACACGCCTCCGCCCGTTGGGAAAGCGAGCTGTCCGCCCCAAGCACCATAAGTGATAAACAGTAAAAGTCCGTCCTGATTGTTTGGTGGCAAGTCTTGTGCGTTGGCGGGATAATAATATAGCCCGCTGCCGCCGGTAACAACCAGACTGCTTGTTGTTCTTACCTTTAACCTGTTGGCTTCCAATACGGTTTTATTCGCGTCAGCTGTGTTGTCCACATTTCCAAGCCCCACCTGATCTTTGCTATGAGTATGACTGCTGTTAGCCTTGCCTGCCAGCTTGGTATCCGTTTCGGTTTCGGTGTAATAGCGGTCGTCGTGGTTATGTGCGGACGGCGGGAACGTGTCGGGTTTGCCCGTTATACCGCTCCATGGCGCCGCCGCAGCCTCATCCACCACGCCGTCACCGTCCGCGTCATAGGTGGAAAACCGCTTTTTGATCTTCCCAAACAGCACGGTCAGCTTTTCCCCCGTCTGGATATCCGCATCCTGCTCCGCCTCGGTAAAAGACACCGTTACGTTGGAGCCGTCCCCGTTGCGCGGCAAAAGCGGCTGCTGCTCGTTTCCGGGGTCATAGATGCTTTTCGCCATGTCGCCCGCGCCCAGCTCCACCACCTTCGCGCTGATGGCCGCGTCCGTCTCAGCCTTGGAATAGGCCCCCGCCTGCGCCGCCGTCACCCCGTGGGGGTTGTCCGCGCGGTCCGTGTGCGCTTTTACAAGGTCCCGCAGTCCGTTCAGCACCGCCTGCAGCTTTCCCGCCGGCGCGGCCGTCACCCCCTCGGGCGCCGCGGCGCCGATGTCGGCGGCCGCCGTTTCGGCCTCCAGCTGGCCGGCAAGCTCGTTGAACGCGGGCGCAAGCACCTCCCGCGGCAGCTCGTCCATAATGCGCTGCATCTCGGCGGTGGAAACGCCGGGCGTGTCCGGCCGCCCCACGTTCCCCTTGCCCAGCATATCCCCTTCTGTAATTTTTCGAAACGCCATAAGCTCCTCCTTTTCTCAGGCCCGGTAATACCCGGTCTCCACAAATTCAATGCCGATGCTGTCCAGCCCGAACGGCTCGTTCAGCACGCCGTTTTCCACCTTGAACCCCGCCTTGTCCACTTTTTTCAACCGGATTTTGTCCCCCAGCGTGCGGGGCGTGTCGTCGTTGGAGTAAGTGAACTTGGAATAGATCAGATGCGCGTAGGAAAAATACCGCGCCGTCACAAAATCGCTGAACAGCTCTTCCCATATGCCCGCAACGCGCCCCCACGCCCGCACGCCCGTCGCCAGCGCGCTGGCCAGCGCCACATAAAACCGGCTGAACGTTTTGTTGCGGTAAAAGGTCCGGCCGCTCAGGTCCGGCGTACGCCAGCACGCGTAGATCGCCTCGCCGTTGTCGTTGTAGTTCAGCGGGTCGGACGGTTCGTTTGCAAATGCGCAGAGCCTGCCGTCCGCCGTGCCGAACCACAGCGCGCCGTCCTGCTCCCACAGCACGCGGGCCGGGATATTGGTGCAGTAAAAGCCCGCATACTGGCGCGTGGAATAGGGGGCCGAGCGGTCCGTCTGCGTAGCCTGCAGCCCGTCCAGAATGTACGCGCGCCCGTTCAGGCACAGCCAGTACATGTCTTTGTAAACCAGCGCGAACGCTTCCTCCAGCCCGTTTTCCTCCAGCAGCTTCCCGTTCAGGAAGAAGCTGCGGCTCTGGCTGTATTTTTCCCCGGTAATGTCCTGCGCCGTGATGGCGTAAACGCCCAGCTTTGTCAAAAACAGCGGCTCCGTGCCCAGATATCCAAACGAATACGGCCCGATGGCTCCCTCGCCCTGCAAAATGTTCACGATGGGGAACGCGGGCTTGTTGTCCACAAGGGTTCCCTCCCGCACGATCACGTTCCGGTCGGAATCGGTGGAATCCTTGTGCGCCGCCAGCCGGGCGTTTACAATGGAATATCCCACAATGGCGCTGTCGCTCTGGCCCAGCACCGAATAGGCCTGGTCTCCCCAGTAGGTGGGGTCGTTCAATCCGCTGTACCAGTCATAGTTGATGAGCTGCGGGCTGCCGGACAAAAACAAACGGTCCGTCGCGCCGTTCACGCCGAACTGGATGCCGATGCGGCATTTGTTGATGCGGTCCGCATAGCCCTCAACCGTGTGTGATGCGGTGATTTTCACATTGTCCTGCCCCGCCACCGGGGATACGCCCGGCGCGGTGGTGAACGTGACCGTGCCTGCCGTGCGGTTTACAGTAAAGCCGCTGTTTTCCGCCATCGGCTTCCAGCTTCCGTCCGCCTGCAACAGCTCTGCCTCCACGGGCGTACTGTCCAGCGGCACAAGAGACATTTGATACACCTTATCATTTTCTGTCCCAAGGAACTGCTCCCGGTATTTTGGGCAGATCAAATTGGCGTTTTCGTATTCCTCCCCGCCGCCGTTCGGCGCGCGCGCGATGGTCAGCGTGGGGATGTATGCGTCCGCGTCCACCCGCGTCACGGCCGTGCCGTCGTAGCACAGCAGCGCCTTTCCGTCCGCGATGTACAGTTTTTCGCCAAATTCCCACGAGCGGCTGCGCGCGTCGTTTGCGTCGGAATACACCACGGAATCGCCCTTGTACAGCTTTGTGCCCGCGTGTACCAGCGGGTCGTGCCCCATCAGCGCGTGATATCCGTTGATTCGCCCGTCCAGCGTCCGCTTCACCTGCCATCCCATGCGCTTGCGCACCTTCCCGGGCACGTCGCGGATCATGTTCTCGCAGTCGGGCGAGCGGTTTTCGTCCGCGTTGGCCGGGCTGTTCGTCAGGTCCGCGCCTAAAAAGGTATCAATTTTCACCTGGGACAGCGTGGGGGCCGAGGCGCGCGGCATATTCGTCTGCTTAAACATTGCAGCCACCCATTACAACCGCTGTTGGCCCATCTGTCATGCCGGAAAGGTTTGAAAGCTTGCCCTGATACTGCGCGTAAAAGCTCTGGAAAAACCGCTGGTCGTATTCCATGCTCTGCGTCTGCGCCGCGACAAATAAAATCACGGCCAACACTGCTTCATCCGGCAAATCAAACTCCGTTTCATCCGGCGCATTGTCCGGAATGTCCGCCGGGTATGCCTCATAGCGCAGCGTAAACGCATCCGGCAGCTGCGAATATTTTGTGTACGGATGTGCAATGCCGTCTACGATCACGTAGCGCGGCTTATAGCAGTCCTGCGGCAGCGTTTTTTCATCTTCCGCTGTGTACATTTTTTCACGCCAGATGGGGTAATACAACGCTACCTCTTTCTGTCCCATGTCAAAAAAACGGTCCAGTTTCCCCGTCAAATCAACCCTTGGCTTTGTTTCGTCCAGCAGCTTTAAAACTTCACTCTTTGCATCGCCCAACATCATGTTTATTGTCGCCTCCAATTCACGAGCGCAGGAATCGAACCCGCATGTTCCATTCTCGTGTCAAAAGGGGGCTTTCGCCCCCTCACGGGCCATTTAAGGAAGCAGCAATGCCGCCGCCTTCATGGTCGCCGCGCCTGTAACAATGACCTTGCCCGCCTTTTTAAACGCACCGGATTCCAGCACCACGGCCTTGGTCTTGCCGTTCGCCACGTTCACCACAAGGTCCGCGAC